TTTCGGCGAACACGGCGAAATGCAGCAAAAGCTGTTCCGTGCCGCATTTTCCGGGTTGACCCGGCAGGACCTCCTGCCTATGTTCCGCGCACTTCCGCGAGGCGCCGCGCCCCGCCCGGGAGCGCGTAGCTCAGCCGGTAGAGCAACTGACTTTTAATCAGTAGGTCCAGGGTTCGAATCCCTGCGCGCTCACCACTCGAACCCTCGACCCTCAGGCGTTTCCGGGTTTTCCGCCAGTTTTAGAGGTGACTGAAGAAAGTCACAAAAGATCACACGGAAATCACACGCGGCGCTGACGTCACACCGCCATATCCGAGTTACTGCCGCTCTCGTACCATTCGACCAGGTTGCCGATTGCGGTCGTCGCCATTTCCGGATGGAGCGCCAGGTAGTGCTTCAGGATGATGTGCGCGCCCTGCAGGGAGTGACCGGAGACGGCGCAGATCTGCGGCAGGGTGTTCTTGGCGAGCGCCATCCAGGTGACGCCGGTGGCGCGCAGATCCTTTTCCATGATCGTCGCGCAGCTCGGCACGGTCTTCGCCGCCTCGGCGCGGATCTCGGAGAAGAGATTGCGATAGGTCCAGTGGTTCCACGGCGCCCAGGTGCTCTCGTTGAGGTGAGCGTAGGGGCTGATGATCTCCTTGATCTTGCGGCGTTCGGCCGCGGCGTCCATGCGTGCCTTGTAGGGAGCTGCAACGGGCGGATTGACGATCGCTCCCGTCTTGTTCTGTCGCAGCACGAAGCGCCCCTTGCGGAAGGCCGAGAGCTGCAGGCGGAGACGGTCGTACTGGCGCTGGCTGGTCCAAACGCCGCAATAGAGCATGTCGGCGAAGTCCGGCCGGCGGAATTTCTCGCCCTCGGCCGTCGCGACCAGGTGATCGAATTCCTCGCGGGTGATGAAGCGGGCGCGGGCCGCCGGCGCCTGCATATCGAGATCGCGCGCGGGGTTCATGGTGAGGCCCTTGACGCGGCCGGTGCGCAGACCCCAGCTGATCGCCATGCCGAGGATCGTCAATGCGCCGCGGGCCGTCGCCAGGCCCTTGCTCTTCCAGAGATCCTCGTAGAGGCCGTAGCAGATCGACTGGTCGAGCGCCGATATCTCCGAGGCCCACATGTCCGGATCCCACAACTCAAGCACGCGGGCCTTCTGCTTGTAGTCCTTGATCGTCGCCGGCGGGCGCGGCGTGCCGTCCTTCCTCTTCAGCACGCGCGGGCTTCTGAACCAGTCCTCGAAGAGCTGCGACATGGGGTAGGCCACCGCCGGCCGCGAGACGAGCGGCGCAATCGACGCAGGAAGGGCCACTGGCGCGCTTTCCGCTTTGGCGGCCATCAGTGCCTGCCGGAGAGCATTGGACCAATCCAGCGCCTCGCCCTGGCTGAACCAGCGGCCATCGGCATGCTTCAGGTCGGCAGGCTTGTAGCCTTTCGCCCGGAGCGTCGGGCCAGGCGAGAAGCGCGGGCGGCCGTTTCTCCATGCGACGTGGCGGATCCTGACCTCGGCCATCACGCGCGCCCTTTCGCCGGAAAGTGCCTGAGCTCGAATTTCTCGATGAAGTCGTCGAGTTCGTCCTGGATGCTACCCATGCGGCGTAGATCATCCTCGGTAGGCTCTTCGCCGGGATCCATGATCGACATGATGGAGGAGAACAAATGCTGTGCACCGGCGAAGAAGGCATTCCGCATCTCTTCGAGCTGCGTCGCCGACGCGCTGTCCGGAATGGCCGCGAGGCGCAGGCCGATCCAGCCGGCCTCTATGAGCTTGCCCTTGTCGACGAGCTCGCGCTCGAGGCGCTGGAGATGTGCACGATCAGCCATGGCCGCCTCCCTCTGATGTGGCGGCGACTAGCCGACCGATCACGGTCGTCGGCAGGCCGAGGTTTCTGAGAAGATTGCGGCTATCCGCCCATTTTGCGTGACCGGTCCAGGCGGCAAGGAACCGTTCCAGCCTGGCGTGCTCATCGGCGGCGCGGTAGGCCTTGATCTTACGGCGGGCGCGGACAACGCTGTCGCGGCGCAGCAGCTTGTGTGTCGGCCAGATACGGTAGCCGACGAAGTTCACGCCGCGGCTGACGGGCTGGATGCTCCACTTGGAAAAGCGCAGGCCAAGCCGGTCGCGGGAAAGCCCCTCGATGGAGGCTCGCACCTTGCGCAGGTGATCCGGATCGCGGCCGAGCACCACGATATCGTCCATGTAGCGATACCAGTACCGCTCGCCGAGCTCCTGCTGCAGGTGGCGGTCGACGACGCCGGCATAGATATTGGCAAAAATCTGCGAAGTCAGGTTGCCGATGGGAAGGCCGATGCCGGATCGCGGCAGCATGGCCTCGATGAGGCGCAGCGTGGCGCGGCACGATATCTTCGCGTCGATCAGCCGCCAGAGGGTTCCGCGCTCGATCGAATAGAAGTAGCGTGAGAAGTCCGTCTTGAGCGCGTAGAGCGGGCCGTCGCGATCGAGGCGGCGCATGTCGGCCTGCAGGGCGATGGCAGCGGCGTGGGTGCCCTTGCCCGGCCGGCAGGCAAAGCAGCGCGGCAGGAGGGTGGTGTCGAAGATCGGCGCGATGATGCGGGCGACGGCCTGCTGTGCGACACGGTCCTCGAAGGGTAGCGCGCAGATCAGCCGCTCCTTCGGGTCGTAGATGCGGAATTCGTTCGGCTGGCCCTGCCTGTAGGTTCCGTCGCGCATGGCTGCCGCCAGCAGGTGCAGGTTGAGGACGGAATATTCCTTGAATTCGAGATAGGCGGGCGTCAGGCGCTTGCCGCGCGCGGTGAGGCGCAAGGCCTCGCGCATGTTTGCGTCGGCCGTGATCGGGCCGATGAGGTTGCGGTATTTCTTCGCCATGGGATTCCTCGCGGCGGGATGCCGGCCGCGGGTTTCGACGGCGCAATTGCCGCTACTCCCCGCTTTGCCGGACCTTGGAAAGTATTTGCCGAAGCTGGAAGGTTGGGCCGACCACCCTGGCGCATAGGCGCCGGTGGAACATGGCCGACGCGGCCGTGACCGTCGCCGAGCCGGAAAGGGGTCGTCGCAGGCAGCGCGGACGCCGAGGTTCTCGTTCGAGTTCTCGGCCCAGTTGTCGAGGTTCGCGTAGCGCGAGCCCGCGTTCGAGCCGTTGATCCACGAGCCGCCGAAAATGGACGGGCGCACCATAGCCATTACCCCGACCTCCCGTTGCCCTTGGCGGCGCGGATCCACGCTCCCAGCATCGCGCCGGTCTCGGCGATATGGCCGAGCGCCACCTGGTGCTGTTTGTGAGAGAGCAGCTTTTCCGCGGTCGCGAAGCGCAACCAGAAGCGCAGCGTCGCCAGATGGGCGTCCGCCGCGTAGAGCCGCGAAGGCTGTTTCGATTTCGCGGCCTGGTACAGGAGGCCGACCATGTCCATCAGCTGCCCGATCATGCTGTCGCGCAGCACGCCGTGCCGGCGCGGGAAGGACTGGAAGATGGGGTAGAGATAGGTCACGGTGGCCTCGTATTTCTCGACGATCGCCAGGTCCCTGGCGTTCACATGTTCGTCGCGTTGCATGGCTGGCGATCGTCCGGTTCAGGCGGGATTTGCGCTTTCGCGCAAATCAGGCGGGCGCCAGGTGATCGCAGGCAGCGCGGACGCCGAGGAACTCGTACGAGAACTCGGCCCAGTAGTCGAGGTACGCGTAGCGCGAGCCCGCGCACGAGCCGACGAGCCACGAGCCGCCGAAAATGGACGGGCGCGGATCGTCCGGGTGGCCGTCGGTGCCCCGCTGCCACAGGGTGCCGGTCGCGTCGATGACGCCGCGGCGGCTGACGAAGCGGGCGCCGCCGTCCGCCATGCTGCCGGTCTTCACCGGGTCCGTGCCGCGCGAGCAGCGCTCCTTGACGCCGTAGGCGCCGGCAAAGGCTTCCTCCGCGCCGATGAGGCGCTTGCCGTGATGCGCGCAGATTTCGACGGCCGTGGCGTTGTCGAGCCTCGTATACCTGCCCTTGCCGTCGATGCGCTCGGGCAGGTCGCGCCCGTCGGCGATCATCACGTTGTACCGGCTGGTGCCCTGCAGGTGATCGGCGGCAAGAAGGTAGATGTCTTCCCAGAAGAGGCGGCCGGGGCTGACTTCAACCAGCGTCATGCCGCGCGGGTCCGGGCACGTCGGACGAAACGCGATGTCCCATGCCGAATACGGATTGACGGAGGGGATGCCGTCGCCGCCCTCGGTGCCTTCCGCGCATCCGCTCGGGGCGAAGTGGAAGCCGGCAATGAAGCCGACGGAAAGCGGGCTGGTTGGCGCCAGCACGGCGGCGAAAGGCCTGCCGTCCTCGTGCACGCCGACGCCGTAGTCGTGGCCCGGCGCGAACGCGCCGAAGACGTCGAGGGGCGTGTCGACGTCGAAGCCGTAGGCATTGCCGCCGATCCGGATCACGGTCCCGGCGCGGATGCCAACGGCCTCCTTGCCGGAAACGTAGAGGATGGGCGCGGCGAGGTCGGCGCGCTCGATGATGATGTCATGCTGCTTGACTGCGGCTGCTGCCGTCATGGTCGTTATCCTTCGATGGAGGGGAAAGGTGCGCCCGCGCTTTCGCGCGCGCGTATCAGGCGGCCAGGTGGTCGCAGGCAGCGCGGACGCCGAGGTGCACGCCCGAGTCCTCGGCCCAGCCGCCGAGGGCCGCGAAGCGCGAGCCCGCGTCCGAGCCGCTGAACCACGAGCCGCCGAAAATGGACGGGCGCGGGTCGTCCGGGTCGCCGTCGGTGATCCAGCCCCAGACGTTGCCCGTGGCCTGCATGCTGCCGGTGGAGCTGGTGCGGGCGGCGTCGAGGCCGGTCACCTTCGGCTGCCGGTCGGCGGAGCTGCGCTCGGTGACGCCGTAGGCGCTGGCGCGGGCCTCGTCGTAGGTCGACAGGCGCTTGCCGTATTTCGCGAGGATCTCGACGGCGTCGTGATAGTTCAGCCGGCCGAGCGTCTCGCCGGTGGCGATGGTCGCGCCGCAGCGGCTCGTGCCGTAGCGCTCGTGCTCGGTACCGAGCCAGTAGACGTCGTCCCAGAAGAGGTGACCGCCGCCGAGGTCAACCAGCTTCATGCCGCGCGGGTCCGGTGCGGCCGGGCGGAAGCCGGCATCCCAGAGCGAGCACGGATTGATCGCGGGCGTCGTGTCCCCGCCGGATCGCGCCGGGGCGTTGCCGCCCGGGGCGAAGTGGAAGCCGCCGATCCAGCCGGCCTCGATCGCGTT